TTATAGTACGTCATTGCTCGATACCTGCGAAGCGGTGCAAGCCATCCGCCATGATCATTGATTATTCGAAGCATGTTTCGCAAAAAAAGCATGTCAGCCTGTTCTTTATCCTCTTTAGTCTCGCCTCGCTCATAATCCCAGTCGTGATTTTGGCAGGCGGGAGAGATATCAAGACCCCACATCGTTTCAGGAACAAGAAGACCTTTCCATCCAGAAGTTCCGCAGCCGTTGCAGACCTTCGCGCGCGCTTCATGCGTCGCCTCAGCGTAGGATTGATGGACTAAAAGACCATTCCATTCTACCAGCTCTGACATAACACCTTACTCCTTTACCTGTGCATAGCACTGTACTCGGATCGTGTGCGGATATGTTGCTTCGTCTACTTTTTCAGCAAGCATAGCGTTTTCTGTTTCAGTGCGCTTTTCGCAAACTTCATCTGTCACCCATGCAACAGGTTTTAGCGCATAACATCCGGTTAGTGTGATCGCCATCACAGACACCATGATAAATTTAAGCATTGCGATACCTCTTTGTTATTCGCTTTATGTAAGACGAAGGTAGTATTTCAAACGGTGAGATTTCAATATCTGAGTTTAGCAGAAAAGGCCTCCAAACAGTCAGGCAGTTGTTTTTCAGCGACCATATTTCACCGATAACCGATCTGAACTTTTGCTCGCTGAACTTATCAACATGACCAACATCAACGAATATAAACCCGTCAGTTTTTCGGCAGTCGTAAGCAAGCGCCATTCCTGTTTCTTTCGTGAATTTTATCCACGTTCTGCCATAGCTAAATGATAACGAACTTGCCGGAGCGCCAAATGTTGCCAGCAAGTGATCTGTGATCGTCACTGGCTTCTTGATCACCATGTAGACACGATCATGCCTTATCTCTTCAGCGGTCTGTATCGAGTGAAGATCAGATGCTGACGAAGCGGCACTGAATGCAGCCGTCACGAAAAAGAAGCAGACCAGAGCGGCAAAGAAGGCGTATACCAAGCTGCCACCATGCCCGTATAAATACGGAACTTGGTTAGCAAAAACAGCCACCCCGAAAAGCAGAAGCCACCATGCCGACCTATTCCCAGTCTCTCGAACAATGTAAGACGACAGCATGACGTTTATGACAGCCTGGCAGGCAATAATCGAAGCCCCGTTAATGCCGAATAGAAGCAGGATTCCGCAGTTGATAGCGATTCCTTTCGCTATGTATCGCGTCATGCTGGCATCCAGTTTTTGAACTGCTCGCACACGCCTTGCAATCCTTCAGCTGTCACGCAGGCAGGAATGTGAACGTCTTTCACAATATGAGCCTGTGCGCCTACATCAAGAATCCACTGTTTCATTGCTGAAGATATCGTGATCAAATCAGCTTTAGTTACAGCAGGGTTTTGATTATCGTGAGTTCGCCAATATGTCGGCAGCGGTAGACCGTAATTGTCATGCGCCATGACCATGAGTGCAATACTTTGCACTTCATTCTCATCTGCTCTGTAATTAAACGTGCCAGATGAAATCGTGATTGGGATTACGCACGAACATTTCTGATCTCTAATACTATCAATGTCTTTCTCAGCAATTCTTCGATATTCGGACATGATAAAATCATCGACTTCTTGCTGAGCCTCTGCCCATTTTTTACCGAATGGTGTGTCGTAATACATCACAACACCTCCTTAAAAGCGATAGATTTCATTGACCTGTTCTCACCATTGCCTGCTAAGCAGACAAATCCGCCAATATGATCAACGTATGTTACTGAATTCCAGTTATTTTTTGCAACAGCAACTGAATACCAGTTATCAAGATCTTTGCTTGCAATCATGCGCTCTTCTTTACCTGAAGAGGCCACCGCAACAAACATATCAAGATCACCCAGCCTGTCTATTGATGTAAAATTCCCGTCAATAGAGCCAATGTCGACTAAAGACCAATTAATACCGTCACTACTGCGCATAATGTTAGATGTTTCTGTTGTAATAGAACCAACCGCAATAAACCCAAAGCCGGAAAAGAAGGCTACATCATTCCATACTGTATCGAATGCTATATTTTGTAGCGTCCAATTAATACCGTCAGGGCTTGTCATCACCCTGCTTGTGCCATTGCTGGAAACAGCAACCAGCAACGAACCAGACCAAACGACACTATTCCAGGCATTGTCAGCTGGTGTAGTTTGTTGAGTCCAATTAATACCATCAGGACTTGTACTAACCCTGTCGCCAGTTCCTGAGTTGCATATAGCCACAAAGATACCAAGCTCTGCAGCCCAAATAACATCCCTGAAACCATTTGTTGTCCCGCTTGTTCGAGGTGTTAGCGTTATACCATCTTGGCTAGTTGATATAAGACCACCATAACTAACAAAACAGAATAGATTTAAAGCAGGAGACCATGCCACTCCTAGCCATTCATTCGGAGATGATACATTCTCCCATGTTTCCCCATCTGAAGTGCGCATCACTGATGATCCGCCAGACCCTACTGTAGTAGAAACAGCAATCCCCAGTCTCAAAAAGTCAGACCAAGCAAATCTATACCATGCCGCATCATCAGAAGTTTTGCTGGTTCGCCAGTTACTAACAATGAGCGATGGAAGATCAAATGTTTTTAATTCCAGTTCATTGTTGATTTTCTCACTTGACCATGCTTTGTCAGGTGCAATTATCAGGTCATTGATGGAACCAGCAGGGATACTTGCTACTGCGGCTTCGGCAAGAGTTTTAGAGTCAAGCGCAGATGCAGCAGAAGCAGCGGCAGAATCAGCAGATGATGAAGCAGCAGCAGCGGCATCTGTTGCTAGTGTCAGCCGTTCGCTTACATAGGTGTTCGACAGATCAATAAAATCAATTGAGTCAACGATGTATTGATACAGAGACCCACTTTGCCAGTCGACCCAGTTAGCCGATTTTGTCGCGAAAACTGGGAATGGATCAGTGCCACGAATTGGCACAGGTGGCGGTGCTGGTATTGCTGATGGTTTTGCTGGCTGTGTCATTGACCCTGTACCTCTAAAGATAAATTACATTTTGATGGGGTTGTATAGTTGATACGCGGTTCTTCAGCAATGCCAAGTATGTAAGTTGCTTCTTCATCCTCTTCACCTACATAAAAGGCGATTTTACCACCGGCGGCGCGAAGAATCCTTAGTGCAGAATCTACGAATGTACGGTCAACATCAACCCTGAAATCTGCGGTATTAACAGTCCTGCCGGGCCGGATTGATAGATTGCCGAACCCGTCACGCTCAAATGTTGTGAATGTCAGCAAGCCTACGGTCGTATCGTAAAGCGTAGTTCCCACAATCTGTTGCGACCCGAGAATAACGCGCCCGCAAGCAGTATCACCGCCATCGCCTTCAATGATTACCCGTATTTCACCGTCAACTTCGTAGCGAATATCGGTAAAAACAACACTCTCGATTTGGTCGTATGGCTGAAAAAAATATGCTGCCCAATCACCAACACCGATATCAACAAGATCAGCGGTTAGAGTTTGCTGTAGCGTCCCTACAGAATCATAGACCTCGACAGTGACAGACTGTCCGACCAGACCAAGCAGGCCAAGAAGGCCGTAATAGTTGTCTGCTGACTTAAATCTCACGTCAATGTCAGATGCGGCCAGAGTTGTCTTTGAATCTGACGTGTCGTTAAACATCCGCAGCCTGTTGATGTAGCCTAGCCTGATCCATGTTTTAGGTGATTGCTGACTACCGAACACTGGTTCGTCAGTTGTGGTTAGCGCGGTTACTTCGTAGATCGAGCCATCGACAACGCGCTTATCACCCAAATTGTATGTGCCTGCCGTCCAGTCCGGATAATCTCCGGCAGGAACGTTAGACGACACTAAAGTCGTATCGTCTATCGGCTGTGGAATTGTGATAATCATGCTGTAGTCTCTCCGCGTTTGATGTTTCTGATCGTTCGTACGTCAGCCTCAATAGCCGCCATTCGCGTTAATAGCTGCTGATTGTAGTCTTCGCTAACCTTTATTGACCGCTTCAGCTCTGCAACGACTCCATTGTCAGATTGCGCTACTGGCTGCTGATAGATCATAGGCGCAGTGTTAACAACCGGGGCCGGAGCCTGGTAGATAACCTGCTGAGACTGAGCTATGGCATTGTACTCACGCTGTACTGAGTCGATAGTCCAGCCCATGGCTCGGGCCAGCTGCTCTACTGATACGCTGTACTGCTGCATAGCGGCGTAGATATCGGCATTAGTAGCACCTTCGTTATCGGCAAACCATTGCTGTATGTCAGCGTCAGACACAACAGCTGAAGCAGCCGAGACCGGATTAGCAATCGCATCAAAGGATGCTTGAGCTTGAGCAATTGTCAGCAGCTTATCATCAATGCCTAGCAGCGCATTATACTGCCTCTCTGCAGCGGCAAGCTGATCATCAAGCGCGGTTATTTGTGCGTTGTATCCCGCCTCTGCTGATCGCTCGTTATCTCTCAGCTGAGACAGAATTCGTTCGTCAGTCGTTAACTGCTCATCAGTAAGATCACCAAGCGCGGCAATCTGATTAGCTGCGATTGACTGCGCCCTGACGTAGTCAGTCATGGTCGCATAAAGACCCATGGACGGTTTTGCCAGGGTTTCAAATGCTGAATCCAAGCTATCAGCAGTAGGCAATGGGCCGCCAGCCTGAGCAATAGCTAGCGCGCTTGTAACTTGCGCCTGAGCCATCTGTCGCGCCTGTAGCTGACTTTCTGCGCTGCCTATCTCCATGGAGTTCAGCGTTGATCTGATCGAATCAGACAGTCGCTTAGCGTCTGAAATCCTGTCTTCAACCAAGTCAATCTGAGACTCAATCGCTTCTTTCTGCTTGCGATACGCTTCAGTGATCAGACTGATTTCAGATGAGATTGCGCCAGATAGGTCGGAAAACGCGTCTTTCAGCGCATCTTCATATGCCGCCCTCTGCTCTTCTGCAAGTTTGCGATTAGCTTCTGCAGCCTCTTCCGCTGACTCTGCCTGCTGCGATACAGCATCGTTGTATCGCGCCAATGCATCCGCAGCAACCAGAGCATTAGCCCTGTCTTCTGGCGAAGTTGCAGCATCATAAAACGCCTTCACTGTTTCAACAGATGCTGACAAATCAGCTTCTGAGAATCCTAGTGATAAGAACTCCTGTTTTGCATACCGCATGGTATTTTGAAGACGCTCAGTTTCAGTGAGGTAGTTTTCAGAGAATGATTGTGCAAGCTTTGCAAGTTCATTTACCCCTTGGCCAGGGTCAAGGCCTTTCAAATTTTCTATTGTTTCGTTTAGTCGATTATCGTATTCGATTGTCGCCTCATTAAATGCGTCAAAGTACCTCTCAACATTCTCAGAAACGTCTATCTGATTAGGGCCGTCCATCCAACTAAAAAGACCAGTATTTGTGCCATAAAACGGGTTTGACTGGGCTTCTTCGTAGTCTGTTACGCCCATGTCATCGAGATTTGCTTTATATATCGACATCAGCTCCTTGGCTCGACTCTCAGAAAAAAGCTCCTTTACAGCGTTCGGATCGACACCTGTCAGCTTTAGACTCTCGGTAGTTGATTTCGCTATTTCTGCAAGTCTTTCAAAGGTATCAGAAGCAGTCTCACCAAGTTCTTGATATTTCTCTAAAGCAGCTAACCCAGAATTAGCATAGATATTAGCAAGGTCTTCGTTAGCTTCTACCAGATCACCATTTTTGTTCTCAAGTGTGCCGGAATACTCATCCAGCGATATGCCGAGAGCTTCAGCATCCCGTGAGATTGTGTCGATGGTTCTTTCAAAAGTGTTGCTCAACACCTCAGATTCTGTGAGCAGCATATCGCTGTATTCTGTCCAGCTGCTCGAGCTGAACATAGACGACTTTTTAAACGACTTGCTGAACTCAGCACTGAATACCTCGCCAGACTCAAGCCCGATTCTATATCCGCTTCCGGTCATCTCCTTTTTTGACCCGGCTAGCAATCCGCCAACAACGGCACCGGCAAGGCCGCCCACAATGCTGCCACCAACACCTGCAACCATTCCGCCTGCAGACTCTCCGAGACTTTTTGTCAGACTGCCTGAAATAGATGACGTTACAGAACCAGAAATAGCACCAGATACAGATGATCCGATTACCCGACCAACACCTGACCAGTCGCCAGATATTAGCGATTCAGCAATAGCCCCACCAAGGTCTGCAGCATCAATAAAGCTATCAGAGAACTTTTTGCCAGCGTCTGCGCCCGCTTTTTCTGACGGGTCTGCCATCTCTCCAAGTCGAGACGAGAAAGCGGCCAGCTGATCATCGGTTAGAAGGCCTTTTTCCCAGAGCCTTTGAGCCGCTTCAAACTCCCTTGCCAACTTGCGAACTGGGTCAACAACATCAAGCACGGCCTCAGCTGCATCTTTATCTGCTTGCTCGCTTCTCAGCTTCTCATCATTGAGTTTTGAAAGCGCCTTTTCTGCTAGCTTGTACTCAACAGCCCCGTCAGAAACGGCTTTAGTAAGCTCTAGCTCTGCCTGAGCCATCTCTGCAGCAGTAACCCCGCCTTCGACAAGTCCAGCAACATACATATCGACAGCATCAGAAGCATCAGTGATTTCTTTGATCTTTTTGCCGCTAGCAACACCACCATCGGGTTTTGACTGCTCGCCTCTTAGCTCAGCTAGTTTCTGTCTTAGCTGCTCTGTTTTCTCTGTATGCTCTACGGTTGCCGCGATCTGCTCATTAAGCTGTGCAATAGCAACGCCAACCGTTGCCGCCTGCTCTTTGTGTCCTTGCTTCTCAAGCCTTGACTGTAACTCAAAAAGCTCTGCCCGCTTTTCATAGATAGCTGTTACGTCTGACTGAGCTTCCGCTTGAGCAATTGCTCGCTCTGTTGATGCAATTGCAGCCTCGCGTTCTACGCGCGACATTTCAGCAGCTGTTTTGTTGTACTCTGCCGCCTGTTCAGTTACGCGCCTTAAAACGTCCTCGCTATCTTCTGCGCTGGCAGCCATCACAGCGAATCCGCCAGCAGCAAGAGCTAGGCCGCTAACCAGTAGTCCGACAGGATTCAGGCGCATTACAGCATTAAGAGCACCCATAGCAACGGTTGCTGTTTTTGTTGCCGCTGTGAATGCAACATATCCAGCCAGAGCGCCAGCGAGAATCTGCGCACCTTCTTTGATTTCGTCTTTATTTTCTCTGACAAATTCGGTTAGCTGCTGAATGCCTGCTGATGCAGAATCAAGCACGAATTTGATATCAGATGCGTACTGAGTTGACAGTTCATTACCAAGGCCAGCAACAGACTGAGTTACCTCAGTCCATGACTTAGATAGCTCGATCAATTTCGATGCGTCTGCATCCGAGATAACAACACCAAGACGCTCAGCTTGGCCTGTTACCTCTCGCAGACCTGCGGCATTGTTTTCAAGAAGAGGGAGAAGTAATGAGGCGTCATTTGCCAGAGACTCAAGCAAGAACAGCTTTTCGCCTCGCGTACCGACTTGATCAAGAGCGGATGCTATTCTAAGAAGCTGCTGATCTGGCGATAAATTCTGAAGGTCTTCTACTGCAATTCCAAGCTGCTCAAAAACATCAGCAGCCTCACCGCCGCCAGTAGCAACAAAGTCACCGATTTTTTCAGACGTGTCTTTAAAAACATCACCGATGTAATCAACGTCTCTGCCTACTGTTTTCGCAGCAGCGCCCCAGCTCTGCAGGACTTGCAGTGAAACTCCAGTAGCATCAGCCCATGCTTGCTGCTCTTTGACGTTATTGGCAAGTGATACTGCATAACCTGCAGAGATAGACGAAAGCGCACCAAGCGTGGCTGTTAAAACACCGGACGCGCTATTGAGAGATGACATTTGAGAGTCGAGATTAGCAACGGCTGTCGATGCCGAGGCCATGGCATCAGATACCATTCCGCCAGCACTTGAGGCAGAAGATCCGATTTTGCTATTAGAGCGCGATATACCGCTGGCCGCTGATGATGACTTTCGATCAGCTCTTGATCCTGCGTCTCCAAGGCGATCCAGATCAGACGCAGCAGATTTTAAATCTCTGGAGTCTACGCGAAACCCAAGGCTTGCCAAATCTTCCATTAACTTAACTCCTGCTGCTTATCGTATGCGCTATCGCGGTTTTTGATCATATACTCAGCTGCTTTCTTAGCTGCCGATTCAGACCTGTGGATATATGGAACTTCTTCAGGCAGGCTCTCTTGCTGCCCGCCCCTGTTAATCCATGCGACATACGCATTGGACATTTGCCTAATTATTGACCGACCGTAGATGCCAAGCGTAAACCCTGTCGATCTGTCGTAAGACTCGATCTCCTGCCAAGTTAGCGACACGGGGCCGTTAAAACTCGGCAGGCATCTACCGCATTCAGACCAAGCCGAAGCAAGCCATTCAACACCGTCAATTGGCGGGAGATGGGTGTAAAAATGCCCATCTCCGTATTGCTCAAGCCTGTTTCTTCTGTCTTTTCTGTCTTTTCGCTTGGGTACGCTATGCAGCCACCCAAGCTGCTCAGCCCAGAGAGTTAGGCGCTCTCTGGCTTCAGTGTAAAATTTTCGCGATTCATGATATGGCTGAGAACCTGAGATCGGATATCTTTGTACTGCGTGTACATAGAGAGCAGGCTCTTTTCTTCCATTGCGTGACCGGGAATATTTTCGATAGCCAGGGTCATGTTTTTGTAAAGCTCTGCATCACGCTCGACCAACTCTTTATTGCTCATTTCGTCAGAGCTTGTACGCTGAGACTTGCGGACAAAACTCACCCACTCATCAGAGTCTGGCCCTTTCAGCTTGATACGCAAAGGCTTTGTTTTCGCCTCATCTGCATAGGCTTTTTCTTTCGTACCAGGAATATTCAGATGCAGCCAAGAGCCAGCCTCTGAAATTGACTCTGTATCGAACATCTTCATTAAATCATTCATATCGTCATGCCTCGTAGATATCATCCGGTTATGACTGGCAACGGTGGATGAGGCCGCTTTCGGTTATGAGCCTAGCCAGTCAAATTTATTTATTTAGCTAGCAGATAGACTTCTGCGCCATCACCAGCCGTAACTGTCACCGTACCAGTCAGGTACTTTGATACAGTATCAAGAGGGATTGCTGCAGACCCACCCGCACCGATAGATGCGGCTGTGTAGCCACCAGAAGTATCTACAGAGCCAACGCCAGCAACTGAAACGTCTGTTACAGCATCACCAAGTAAGTTTGGCGTGATAGCTCCAGCGGTAACGTTATTGATTACCAGAATCAGACCATCCTGATAAGAAAACGTATCAGACGCACCAAGCGTGGTTACTGTTGCTGCGCGCGAACCGCTGCCGGAAAGAGGTGTGATTGTAATTTCAGCCATTGATCAATGCTCCTTAAGGCGCAGAAACGCGAACGATTTTAGAGTTGATCTCAACCTGAACGGTAGAGCCAATCATTGAGTTTGCAGAACCTACAGAGCGAGTGTAGCTGAACACGCCAACAACGTAATACTCGATAGTTCCGTCAGGATACGTTACGCGCACAGAATGAGGCGTGTATTGTGCTGGCGGAACAGGAACAGCAGCCTCAAGAATATTCTGGCCTGCGTCAGTGAAGTCGATTTCGAATCCGAAAGACGTTGAGCCGTAGTTGATGAAACCGTTGTACTTTTCAGTAACCCCAGTAGCTAAAGGGTTCGATTCGACGACTTGGACAGTGGGCCCGTATTCCGGCAGATCGATCAGTTCACCGCAGTTTGTGTAAGTCCCGACAGCCTCGAAACCAGCTTGGTCAACAGTTGCCGGAGCGCCAGATACTACAGCGACCTGAACGCCCGTGCTTGTCATTTTGCCCATGGCAAAACCTCCAATTGGAAATTATCGTTTAAACGTGCGGTCTTGCCGCTGATCTGATTATAACAGCTATTAGACTAAGGTCTAATACGGTTATTTTGGCAAAAAAAATCCCGCACATGGCGGGAAATGATCAAGGATTGCTTATCCAGAGTACGGCACACTGACCATAATTCCAAATCTGTCTGACTGCTTCGGTAGATTTATAAGCTGCGGGCTTCTGCTAACTCGAACAAGGCCGGATAGGGTTTTGTTTTTTGGATACAGTGCGGCAACGTCACCAGCGGCAGAACTAACCGGAAATATTCCGTAAACGCTTGGTCTGGCCATAACCATAATGGTGAAGGATCCGTTCGGAATAACGTCATCATCAGCAGCCAGCCCGTTGTCGATACCTGAGTTCGGCTGAAATTCAACTTCAAGCCAAATTCCCTCATCTGGCGGCGTGAATCCACCCTGCATTCGCGTACCGTCACCGTTAAAGGCAACCCCGCCAGGCTTGCTGACTGGATAACCAAGCGCACCAGCATCAAGAATCTGGCTTAGCGCGATGTATATCTCTGTGTTTGTCGGTGTCACCTGTAGCCTCTCTTAACCTGATCGATTGCTCTTAATACTATCTGATCCCAGCTTTGAATCACAGACCGCGCAAATGCGTAGCGAGCTTCCATGTATGGCGCGTAGTTTGCAGCCCATCCGAATATGATAGCCTCGCCAACCCTTGCCCTAACAATAGCTGCTTCAACAGCGTTAAAGCTGTAATTGTCTGTTCCTGAGATTAGACGGCCTGAAGGTGTTCGGCCAATGTCAGCGGCAAATGAGTTCCGAAGATATCCTGTGTCAACCGGCATCCTGCCGCCTTTCGCTATCGGCTGCTGTGCCTCTTCAGCTGCGAACTGTGCGGACTGCTTAAATACAGCCTCGGTTCTAGCCTTGCTCTTTAGAACCCATGCGTCCATTTGATCTTTGAATTTGCTCATCAACCGAATCCCTCGATGCGCCTTGCACGCCCACTCCAAGAAATTCTGACCAGCTGTCGGCATCTGCAGGAAATTAATTCTTTAGCCGGTGCGCCAAGCGATGAATCCCCAGGGCGCATAAGCCGATAGCCGCCAACTATGAAAGGGGTATCCATACCCTGCACTTTCTGCCCATCAGCGCGTCTGTGCGTTGGGCGAGTAACACCATCATTGCCGGAGTCTGACCATTCGCGCGTTACTTCCTTGTCGAGCACGTCTGATTGCTCGTAAGCCTGCCTGATAGACTGATCTTGACCAGCTCGCAGTGCTTCTATGGCCTCGGTTCTGGCTATCGTTTCGCCGCGGTATCGCTCAGCACGGGACTGCATACGGGTGATTGCGTTATCAATGGTGGCAGCTTGCAACGGCTCTCCTGACTCTATCGCTTTGCGGATCGTGCTATCTAACCGCTTGTCCCTCAGCGACCGGGTAAAATAATTGCTATCAAGGTTCTCAAGCTCTGCCCTGGCATTCGCCACCCATTGCGCCTGATTGCCAGCAAGCCCTATATATCCGCCTTCGCGCTTTCCGGTTGCTTTGCTAACACGACCAACAATATCAAGCGCCATTGATCTAGGATTGCGGCCATCTGCCAGACCCTGCCGGATTATGTCTCGGATCACTTCTCTCTGCGGCTCGATGATCTCAACAACAAGACGCGATGACATGGCAGCCGCCCATGCTTCGGACTGCGGTGCTCGGATATTAAAACGGGCTGCCAGCTCGCCATTTTGCAGCGGAATAGCGCCTACCTGTTGAGCGCCTGTTAGTCCGCCTGTACGGAACGACTGCAGGATCTCATTCTCCAGCGG